AGATAAATAAACAAAACAACAAAACAAACAACAAAACAAAACAAACAACAAAACAAAACAAACAACAAAACAAAACAAACAACAAACAACAAACAACAAACAACAAACAACAAACAACAACAACAAACAACAAAACAAAAATGTAGCAAAACAGTTACATTTTTTGTTGGAAATGTGAATGACAAAAAATTGAAAAACTTTTACGATATAAATAATATGCAACCCCAATATAACAACAATAATAATAAATTCGAATAGTATTACGTAAAAGATGGAAAGCACAATGAAAATGGATATGGTTTATAGCATCATACCTGAAGAACTTCAACGAGAGGTGACCTCATACCAATATGGAAAGGAATATATAAATTATTCTAAACTGTATTATACAATTAAATGGTCTACATTGGATGAACATTGTATGAATATAATTGAACATAATGACGGAAGTGATTTGGTCTGTCATGTATGGGACCGGATATTAGAAATAGAGAATATAGATATCGAGGAAGAAGACAAACCTATCGATGTTGACAAACTAGCATTCTTGAATAATCTACGACCATCCGAGTTGTTATACAGCGATTTTGTTTATGCACATAATAGTAGACACAAAATATGGTATAAAGAAGACGATGATGTGGATTACGATAGTTATACTAATGCGTTGTTTACCTACTTGTGTGAATTAGATGATAAGATACACGAAGAATTAAATTACTCAATAACAGAACGCATCTATATTAATAAATTGCGATCTATAAATGACATTTACTACTATATTGTGAATAAAAGTGAAAAAATAACTATTGAAAAAAATAAAAAACGAATGGCGCGTGAAGATTGCGTAGAAAACGTAGATGATGATTCAGATTACTAGAAACGAAAATAAAAAAAAAAAAATGTAACAAAATAGTTACATTTTTTTGATACGAGAAGGACTAATATTTCGAGTATTTGTCCGAATTACTTATGGGGGGTATAACAGATGTAGTGGTTGGTCCATTTTGGATATCCGAATTACTATATCTGGATTGTATTGTAGTAAATCCCTCTTCGGGTAGACACTTTTGTTCGATTTCGTTCCACTTAGTATATGTTTCCCAATTACCAGAAATGCCTTGCTCCCCGTCTGGTTTGGGATTGCAGCATGCCGGTCCCGAGCATACTTTTCCTGAAGCACCAAGTAAGTCACCTTGTAACATAGCTCTTCGTTGTTGTTCGCTTGCTTCGCTCGTACTAGGATAAGTCGTATTATCTATGTCCAACTCATTAAAATTCGTTTTATCACGCTGCAATACCATTGTATAAATCGTAATACACCATATAATAGCGGTTGTGATGGTAATAATAATGAAAATGGTAATAATAACAGATGGTATAACCGGAACATATTTGCCGAGTAAATGAAATAATACACATAATAGTAATGCGAATGAGAATATGATTTTCATTTTAGTATATTGTTGTTGTCGTAAACGATAGCTCTCATTTAATTGTATATTTCTGTTTTCACCCGAAACAACATCATCGACAATCTGTTTTACCTCGTTCAACCGTTCATTTTCGGTAGTTACGATTTCACTGACTTTGGCTTGTTTAGTGAGAATATCATTCGACGTTATATCTGCGCTAACATAAGAAGATTTAAGCTCATTTAAACCAGCATCGACTTGTGATAATTTACTTATGAGTTCCTCGTCGTCGGTACTTAAATTTTTTATATAATTGGATTGGACGTTTAAAATACTACCTAAATCAAACACAGGAGTTGACATAATCTATAATATACAATGTCAAAAAAATGTAGATAAAATGGGTGTTATTCACGCGCCAGCAATATTGCGAAAACAACTAGACTACTTGAAACAATTGTAGCAAGTAAAAATGTATTTTGCGATTGTTCTGTTTGTAGTTTAATATCATTGATACGCGTTTGTTCGACACTGGGTGCGATTTCATTATTTAATTTCTTGCGGATGTCTTCCGATGAAAACTGATATTTATTGATATTAGTAGGGTCCGAAACGGTAGATAAAGTAGAGTTATATTGCGAAACTGAATTATCTAAATCATTGTAGTTATTATTAATAGATTGCATAGTATTGGCATATTGTGTAGAAGTTTCTTGTAACGGAGTGATTTGTTGTGTTATAATATCCTTAATATTATTAGTGGTTTGAAAAGCAGTAATACCCCCGAACTCAGGACTGTTAACAAAACTGTTTATTATTTGTGATATACTGGTTGCCCCGGATAAACTAGATACATAATTGGAGAACCCACCTTGGTCTGGTTCTCTATTTAAATATATTTTATAAGCAAGAATAATTTTTTTCTCGTTTTCTGTAAGAGATGTTCCAGAACAGGTAATGCCAGTAGGACAACTAGTAATCGAGTTTATACTGGGCATAACATCCCCCGAAGGAATGCTATTGGTTAAAGTGTCTGTAATTTTTATAATATCACTTCCATTAAATTCAAATGCGTTAAACGTTTCAATATCTGGAATATGTCGTTTCTGATTTCTTATTAATAAATATACTTCGGGTTGAGTATTTGATTGTATCAGAACAGGTGCGGTCATCTCTATACTAAATGTATAGAAAATGTATTTTTATTTGGTAAAAATAAAAATACATTTGAAAAATTATCGTTTGGTTCTCCTAGATAAAAATAATACAACTGATAGCACCAGAATGCCAGTCAATCCACAATAGGTTACAATATCGTGTTTTTTATTCGTATTAGTACAAGTTTTGCATGTAGAACTATTTTCTAAAGAAATATTATCGCCGTTTACGAAACTTTCCAAAGCGTGTTTTATAGTATTTTGTCTTCCGATAAGAGAAAAAGTCTCTTTGTTTACATTGGGATTTTCTACCAACTGTCTTGTTCCAGAGAGAGTGATATTATTTATTTTGATTACATTCATATTTTTGCCCGAACGATTGAATATAAAACGATAATAAGAATATTGTTTCTTAGAATTAATATGATATGTTTTTTTCACAATTGGCATTGGAGGAAGTCCATCTTTAAAATCATTATGTTCTTTTATCATATCCCATTGTTGTCCATCATTTGAACCAACTAATGTAAATTTTGTAGGAAAAGTATTGTTTTTACCGAATTGCGGTGTACGTATCGAATAATCAAATAAATAAGATTTATACGGTAATATAATTTGCATCCATTCTCCTAAAACATCCACCATCTTATCTACCCCAACCTGTGTGGTAGCGATAGTTTCCACTGTTCCACCGGATTGATATATAGAAACCTCATTATACGGATTTTGTGAATACGCGGGATAATTGCGATTTAATTTATCATATGTATCGTTATTTTTAAAATCACATTCCCAAAATGTATTGCTATCGTTATCAAATGCCTTGTATGCTTCTGTATTATCGGACGACCATGACGAAGATGAAAACTTGTATGTTCCGTTCGGTTGAAACTTAGATATTCCCAAATCATCCAAACCTTTGAAAATCATTTCATTTGAAATAATTTTTTGGTCGTTTTGAGTCGGAACCATTTGTATAACTTCAAAGTCGTATTCAGTATTCATATTGTATGTTTCTTCTACAATAGGAGTATATTTTTATGATATTTCATTTACATATTTTTGAAAACAAAATACAGTGCGGATGTTCCTACAACACTCCATAATGCGTTTGAAAGAATGGTATTGTCAAAATGTGTCTTTTTTTCTTTGCTAAAACTATTGTCGTGATCCGAAAGTTCCATCATTTTGCTGTCTATTTCTTGTCTTAATAGTTCATTTTCTTCGTGAGTGGTAACTACATTATTATGTGAGGCATCAAACTGTGCTGGAGTGGTATTGGTCGTGGTAGTCGTAATGCTATTCGTTGTTGATGTAATAGACGTGTTCAAATCAGTTAATTGTGCAAGGAGAGTAACTTTATCGATAGCACAAGAATTGTTCTCTGTGCAGTCGATATACGTTGCGTAATCTTTATTAAATTGTATAATTTTGGTAAGAACATCATTCTGGTTCTCCATAGTAGAAAGTCCTTCTATTTGTGGCATGATATTAGAGAATGTTTCACAATTTCCGTTAAGAGTTTGACATGGTTTTCCGTAAATTTGAATGCCGGCTATATTAACAACATTACAACTTGGATGATTGTTTTGTTCTTCAAATACAATGCGGAAAAAGTAATATGATTTGGACGATACACTGGGTATATTAAACGAAATGTGTTTACGTGTATCATATTTTTCGTGTGCTTTGTCTATATCCTGTGTATTAATAACATCCCAACTACTACCATCACGGGAACCTAAAAATGAAAAACGTTTAGGGAACCGTTCAGGACAACAATGTTGCGCATTAAGTATTGAGAAACTGGTAGGAGACAGCGTATATGGCAATTGTATTTGTATCCAATCGCCATTTTTAATGGTTCCTGCGGTGGTAGTCGTTTTGAAATATGTATCGCTTGTACCGCCACCAATATATTTACCGGAAGTATAAGGACCCTGTGTATATCCTCCGTGTGGAGTCCAAGGAACATGCCAAAAGGTAGCGTCGTTATTATCAAAACAAGATATAGCGGTCCAAGTGCTACCAACATCACCAAGTGTGCTGGATGACGACGCAACATAGTCGCCATTCATATAAGATATATCTGACGAAGATACAGTTAATTTATTATTAGTTATGTCTAATGCAAAATTAGATGGAATTGCGTTTTGTATAGATTGAGTTTGAGACATGATATAACAATAGTTATATTATGTCTACAAAAAATTTACGTACTTCGATATCTATATGCTAAATACGCAAGTCCGAATATACCAACCGTCAAATTTCCCATTTGTAAAAGACCACGATTGTATTGGTCTTTTGTATTCTGGTGTTTTTCACTTGCACCATTGTCTGCTTTTTGCAATTGTTCTAGTAGCAATTTATTTTTGCATTTTTCTTGCGTGATACATTGTTGTTGATTTGAATCATCAATCGTTCCACAATTGACCGAGTTTACATTGCTGCATTCAGTAACTGTTGGCATGTCATTTGCGCCTACATAAAAAAAATCATTCGGACTGTAATTATTTAAGAAATCTATAGACATATTTATATTACAATATCACTATATTTTGTTACACACACACACGGTAATAGTTATAATTCATTGCCGTAGCACTATTTCGTTGGAATTCGCAAATTTCGCCCGGTCGAAGATAGATTGCTAAAGCTTGAGGGTCGAATCGCGAAATTTCGGGTAATTGTTTTTTGTTATGAATACTGTATTTTTGTTTTAAATCGTTAACCTCTGCCTCGTTCAAAATTCTGGCTTTGGGAACCAAAGAATGGTTTAAAATATTGAATTGTAAGCGATTAATATTATGCAATACAATAAATTTTTCACTATGGTCATAAAAGTAACGAATCGTGGTTTGCATAATAGCATTAGGTTCGTCGTCCGTAATAATAACAAATGTGTCATCGTTCGTTAATGTGTTTTGAATATCATATAAATCACTAACAAATTCGTTAATGTCCTTCTTTAAATATTGACTATTTTTTAAATAGTATTTGACGTATAATTTACGACCGCTTTGTTTATGTGTTACAAGTATATCCAATTGGTTGTTTTGTTCCATTGCTTCGATTTCATTTATGCTAAAATCATCGAAATTCGTAATATCATACTTTAACACTTCGAGTTGTTCTACGATAGTAATACGCGAACGATATAATTTTAATATACGATTGTTAGATGTACTCATTATGTATATTACTAGAAATAATAATACTATACATCATTCATATAATTGAATTCAATTTTTGTTAGATTTTTTTAATAACAAAGTTATTAAAATCAATCGGACCTTCTGTTGGTGTGTCAATAATAGATGTAGGTAATTCTGTAACTTGATTATGATGTTGTATAACGTCATTATTCATTTTGATCATATCATCAAGTTGGTTCGGTTCTACGTTATTTGATAAAAGACCATCTGTAGACATTTCAGTGCTGCCATTAGTAACTTTGATAACCGGTGCGAAATGAATAGTGGCGGGTTGTGTATATTTCGTAGCATTACCGCCACTCATAGAAGAAATGTTACTATCCATAGATTCCAAATCATCGCGAATCAAAGGCGGGGGCGGTGTATTTGTAGGAGTGGATAGATTGCTGAAATTCTTTACATCCTCTGTTCTATATATATCATTCGCGGTAACCACTTGTATTACATCGGTATTATCATTACTGGGAATATCAGTTTCTATTTTTAAAAAACGGTCACCAACATTGGATACAGTCCATAATCGGTTCATTGTTGTGTCTCCCCTATAATATACATTATCACCAACGTCGTACGTTTTTGCTAATTCAGCCAGTTTATCCTCGTCCGATAATGGTGGTGGTTCCAATGGTGAATTTGGATATTGTCCTGGTGGTGGTTCCAATGGTGAAGTGTTTGGTGTATCTTCAAGTGCCCGATATTTTGGTATCGATGTGTCGGTAGAACTTTCAAATGATTTGTTATTCATAATATCTCCAGGCGAATTTGTTTGATATTCAGGGGAAGGTGGATATTCAGGGGAAGGTGGATATTCAGGGGA